CCGCGCCAGCCGCAGCGCCGAGCAGGCCGCCGATGGCTCTGCCGGAGAGGCTGCCCAGTGCGCCCAAGCCTCCCGCCGCAGCGCTGCCCGCCGCAGCCGCTCCAGGCCCAAAGGCCAGCCCGGCACCTGCGCCAATCGTGGCTGGGTTGAACAGTCCAGATGCTGCAGCAGAGGCGTTAAAACCGTAGCCGGCAGTACCAAGACCAGCTTCGATCGCCGCAGGCGTCAAAGCGGAGGCGCCGCCTCCAATACCAACGCCTGTTGCACCAGAGCCCAGCAATCCACCGCCTGCAGCGGCTTCGCCAGCTCCTGCTGCGGCGGCCGCTTCACCCCCCAACATTGGCAGGCCGTAGTACATGGCGGCCATTGCTGCGGCGGCTTTTAACCCGTTGCGCACCTTGCCCATGTCTGACGATGACCCCCATTCCGGCATCAGGTAGTTTTGGCCCTGCTCGTCCGTGCCAATCTTGTAGGACACGTTACCGTGGCCACGGGCACTCCAGCCGATGCGGTTGCCGTCCTGCAGTTGGTCGCTTGCTTTGGAGCCGTAGGTGTTGTCGTTGTTGTAATCACCAGCAAAGCCGACGCGCCTGTCGCCAAACGTGGCTTGGCCTTTGTCCAAGCCAATCTGCGACACATCGGTCACGCCACGATTGAGAAGCAGAGTGGCCAATTCGTTGGCGCGGTCAATTCCGCCGTAGTCCCAATCGCCGCGATTTCCATACATCGTCCGGATTTGAGCCGTCAGGTTTTGAAGTGTTTGCTGGTCCATAGACGCTCCTTGTGATCAGGGACGGAACAGGTTGCCGAACTGCATGCCCGCCAGCCCGCCGCCGATGGCGCTGCCCAGCCAGTTGCCGCCCGGGCTGGTGGTGGTGTTGCTGCCGCCGTAGCCCGTGAAGGGGCTGAGCATGTTCCCGTAGCCCTGGTACGGCATCAGGCCGGCGTTGTACTGGCCCAGGCCCGCGTTGTAGAGGCCCTGGCCCTGGCCCGCCAGCCCGGCGTTGGCCATCTGGAACAGGTCCGCCCCCAAGCGCGTGCCCGACTGATCCAACCCGCGCTGCTGCGTGTAGAAGTTCTGGTCCATTCCGTAGCGCTGGTTCTGCAAGCCGCCCAGACCCAAGTTGTAGGACTGGTCGGCTTGCCGGTTGCCCAGCGCCAAGTTGCCGTAGCCCAGATCACGTTGGGTCTGCGCTTGGTACTGGTTGACGCCCAGGTTGCCGTAGCCCAAGTCCCGAGCGGTCTGCGCTTGGTACTGATTCACCCCCAGGTTGCCCATGCCCAGGTTGTAGTTCTGGTCCTGGCCGTAGCGCTGATTCGCCAACCCACCCAGCCCCAGGGCGTAGTTCTGAGCGCTGTTCTGAAAGCCCAGCCCCAGGTTGCCTAGGCCCATGTTGTAGTTCTGGTCGCCCTGGTACTTCTGCAGGCCGCGGCTCATGGCGCTGTTGTAGTCTTGGCCGTACAGGTTGGCCAGCGAGTTGCTCAGGCCCTGGTTGGCGTCTTTCAGCGCGTTGGCCTCCACCACCCCTTGACGGGAACCACCGTAGCCGCCGGCAGCCACCGCCGCGCTGCCGATGCCCGGCAGGATGTTGCGCTGCAGGTTGTCCGTGACCTGGCTGGTGATGCTCTTGGCCATGTCGCCCAGGTACGGGTTGGGCGTGTAGGTGAAGGGGTTGGTCAGGGCCTGGGGCATGAAGGGGTTGCCGCCCGCATTGCCCCCCGCATTCCCGCCAGCGTTGCCACCCGCATTGCCCCCAGCATTGCCGCCGGCGTTGCCGCCATTGGAGGCCGCCAGTTGCTGCAGCGCCGTCCAGTCGCTGTCGGTCTGCGCGCCTAGGTTGTTGCTGACGTTGGCGCGGATCTGCGCGTCCGTCATCCCGCCGGAGAGCTTGTCGTTGTAGATCTGGGCCTTCTGCGCTGGGGTGAGGTTTTGCGCGTAGCCTTGCAGGGCTTTCCAATCGGTGTCGGACTGCATGCCGAACAGCCCGCTGGCCTCCATGCGCACCTGCTCGTCGGTCTTGCCGCCCGCCAGCCCGCCCAGATAGGCCTGCGCCTTTTGCTGCGGTGACAAGGCCTGCAGGTTGGCCAGCTGCTGCGGCGTCATGCCTTGCTGCTGCGCCAAGCCCTGCAGGTAAGACCAGTCGCCCGCCGACTGCGCGCCAAACTGACCCTCAGCTGCCTGACGGATGGCCGCGTCGGAGTAGCCCTCTTTGAGCAGCCGGTTGTACTCGCCCGCCTTGCCCGCGGCGCTGGTCATGTTGGCTGGATTGAACGTGATTGCCATGTTGTTACCCCAAGAAGCGCCATGCCCCGGCGCGGTATCCATAAAAGCCTCCCCCGCTGCCGGGGTTCCACGTGGTGCCGTCGGCCAGCACCACCATGCCGTCTCTGGGCTTGGCGGGTGCGGCGTACAGCATCTCCAGGCTCAAAAACGGGCTGTTCTCCACCGACGCCCGAGCGATGTTGATCAGCTCCTGCTGCAAAAACGCCGGCAGCGCCGCCGCATCGGGCGGCACGGGTCTGGGCGAGTACATCAGTACGCCCCCGTGGTGATCACATCAAGGTCAAACGAGCGCACCCGAAACGGGCTGCTGGCCGAGAACTCCACCGCCACAAACCGGCCCTGCGCAAAGCTGTCGGCCTTGATGTCAGAGCCCACCGTGAACGTCACCGGGCTGGACCACGTGGGGGCCTGGTCAGCGTTCATCGCCGCGCCTACACGGATCGTGATGGGGCTTGCCAGGTTGCCGTCAATGCGCGGCCGGATGGCCCGCACCAGCTTGTTGGTGTACGGGTCACCAAAGCTCATGCCCGTGCGCTGCAAGGTGCCTTGCAAGGCGTTGGTGCCGTCGTCGCTGTTGCCCACGTCCCAAGCCTTGATGGCCGTGGTGGTGCTCAAAAGCAAACGCGCCTCGTTGGGCGCGTATTCGTTGCCGGTCCAGGTGGTCTGGTCCCAGTTCCACTGCTCACTGTCCGCAGCCCAGGTGCTGGTAGTGGTGTAGTCCAGCTGCCCCGTGGCGCCGTAGGTGACGTTGGACAGGTCACGCTGGCCCCACAGCTTGGTCTGCCAGTTCCACACACAAGCCTTGTTGCAGTAGCTTGAGCCCGCGAACGGGAAGCAGATCAGCACCTCGTTGCGCTGCGGGTTGCTGGTGACAAAGGCCCGCTTGTAGTTGTCGCTGGACAGGTTGTCGAAGATGTACTTGCGCACCAGGCCGTCGGCAATGCTCACCATGCCCTGGCCCGTGTTGAGAATCACGTCCCCCGCCGCCAGCACCACGTTGCCCACGGGCGTATTCACCCCGCAGCCGCGCGCCAGCATCCCGTACTCGCCAGGCATGCGCCGGAACTGGAAGATGAACGGCTGCCCCACAAAGCGCATCTCGTAGCACGAGCGCTCCTTGTAGACCGCCAGCGTGTCACCCAGCGGCAGCGCGTCCACCAGCAGGTCCGCCGTCTCGGCAAGGTCTTGCTCGCCGGCGTCTTTGGTGGCGTCCGTCTCGTCCCAACTGGAAGGGATGGTGCCCGCCGCCGCGGCGTGGCTCCACTTGACCATGTGCGGGTAGGCCGTGCCGGTCTTGGTGATGTTCAACGCCACCAAGTAGTTCTTGAACGGCACCAGGGACTGGCAGCGCCAGTTGCTGTTCCAGCCCGTCAGCGTGGCCAGGTCGTTGGCGACGTTGCCGCCCCAGTTTTGCGGCTGGTCCACGCCGTTGTTCATCACGAGAACACCACCCAAGACGCCGCCGGTCCAGCGGTCGTCCTGTGTGCCCGTGAACAAGCTGGCCGGGGTGATCTCGGTGCGCGTGGTGCCGTCATCGACAAACACCTTCTGCGTGCCGGCGTGCACCCAGAACTTCTTGGTGGTGGTCTGGTACGAGCCGACCCAGTACGGCGTGATGCTGGGCGCAGAGAACACCGAGGTGGTGCCGCTGAAGCGCTGGGCGTAGCCGTTCAGAAAGCGCATGTTGGTCACGCTGGACCACATGCCGGCTTCCAGCTCTTCCGGCGACAGGTCCGCGTTCCAGCCGCGCCCGCAATCGTTGACGGTGACGATGGGCATGTCAGAGTGTGCTGGCGGTCACAAACAGCGCATCTAGCGCCGCGTCGTCCAGCCCCAAGGCGGGCGCCAGTTGCGCCACCAGGGCGCTGCTTCGCTTGACCTCCGTGGCGTACTCCCACTCGATCTGCGCAGCCTCCTTGGCGGGGCTGGCCAGGGCCGCAATGGCCGCGTCCACTGCCGCCAGCTTGCCGGCCTGCAGCAGGGCCAAGCGGGCTTGATGCATGGCCACCGAGGCGGGGACCACGGGCTTGGGTGGGGGTGGCGCGGTGAAGGCACCGTTGACGTAGGCCCAGCCTGGCGAAACGTCGTCGGGGGCGGCCATCCAGCTTTGCTCGGCAGCATAGGCCTCGTCGGCCACGGCCACATTCACCACCACACCGTTTTCAATGATTGCGTAGCGCATTGCGTTTCCTTACCAAGAGGTAATGCGGGCGTAACCGGAGCCGCCGGCCCCGCCATCGCCTGCGGGGCCTGGGCTTGCGTTATTCCACGAGCCGCCGCCGCCACCGCCGGACGCATATCCACCCGCCCCGCCGTTACCGGCGGTCCCGCTGGACACAGATTTCCCGCCGCCGCCGCCCAGACAAAGAGTTCCCGCAGCAGAGGTTCCGTTTACGCTTCCGGTGTAGCCACCTCCAGCGCCTAAACCTTTGGCTCCGTATCGCGCTCCACCAGCGCCGCCATTACTAGCGCCTGTGCCTCCGCCACCACCACCCGCGCCGCCGTATGAGGAACTGCCGCCGTCAGTAGTAGTTGTTAACCCTCTTCCTCCGCCAGCGCCTCCAAATCCGCTTGCGCCAGATTGAAACGCGGTTTGCTGGTAACCGCCAGAAAACTGCCCGCTTACAGTTCCGGTGTACCCACTGGGTTCATAAGACCCCGATGTGCCACCGCCAAAAGCGCTGTCGCCGCCGCTGGAGCCTCCTTGGCCGCCATAAGCGTATAAAAAGTCAACCGTCATGTTGACGGCTGTATCGCCGCCTGCACCGCCCGCCGCGCCAGTTCCGCCGACGCCGCCTGCTCCGCTTGTTCCACCGGCGCCAATCGTTACCGAAGCGGTGCTACCAACATCAGACAATCGGTACACACGAAAGTTGTACGCGCCGCCTGCGCCGCCACCACCGCCGTTGGCTCCTGTGCCATTGCCATTTCCTCCAGCCCCGCCGCCACCAGCCCCCCAAATCTCCACCATGACCATGGTCTTGCCTGATGGCTTGGTCCACGTACCGGAACTGGTAAAGGTTTGAACGTCCGGCCCCGGCACCGTGTCCCAACTGGGCGATGTGCCGTCAGTCTTCAAAAATTTGTTTGCATTCCCGGTTTGCCCAGGCAGCGTGGCCGTTACCCCACTAGAGGCCAGGATCGCGGCTTGCACTTGAGCCGTCGAGGCGGCCAACGTGCTGTTGTCCGTGGCCGCTTGGGTGGCCACCCGAAAACCTGATGCCCCCGTGGTCGCTGCACCCGCTGCGGCACTCAAGTCCGTGTGCGTGGCCGACACCGCCCCCGACACGTTGGGAAACGAGGCCTTGACCGTGCTCTTGATCAGGCGCAGGTGGTCGTCGCCCTCGCTCTTGGGGTCCGAAGCCGCCGGGTAGGTGGCGTTCAGGCCGTTGATGTAGGTCGCGGTCTCAACCGTCATAGCGTCCTCACTCTCATCGCAGAACCCGAGCGCAGGGCCGTGTCGTCAGAGCGCTGCAGCGCCTGCACGTCAGCCTGGTACTTGGCCTCCCAGGTGGGCATGCGCTCGTCGTTGAACACGTAGCCGCTGGCCTCGGCCAATGCGGCAAACAGGTACACGCTGGGGTGGTTGGTCAGCAACCAGTTGGTGGGCGTGGTGGCCAGGTCCGCAAACCGCTGGTAGTAGTCCAGGCTTACCGTGTACTCGGCATCCGGCGTGGGGCCGAGTTGGATCGCATCGCCCACGATGGTGTAGACCA